AACTATAGATGTCCGAAGAAATGACCGAAGGCGCTGTCGAAGAGACGGCTACCCCGGAGGCCACCACCGATGCCGTTGAAGCCGCTGCACCAGCGGAAGCCCCGACTTGGTTGGAGGGCATCGAGGACGACAAAGTAAAAAACCTGGCCGGGCGGTACACAACCCCAGCCGCCATGGCCAATGCCTTGTATGAGGCAAACCGCGAGCTCTCGCAGCGGGTGAAGATGCCAGGTGAAGATGCCAGCGATGAGGATCGGGCCAAGTTCAACAAGCAGATGGGTGTACCCGAATCAATTGATGATTACGACATCCAGGCACCCGAAGGCATGGACCCGGAAGCGTTTGCCAGTGAAGAATACCAGGCACCGATTAAGACCATCGTCGCCGACATGCACGCGGCAGGCGCAAGCCAAGGCGTGGTCAACGCGATGCTGAACAAGTATTTTGAGATGGAGGCATTCGGTAAAGCAGAGCAGGCGCGTCTCGATACGGAATATATGCAGAAGACGGAGGCGGATCTCCGAAAAGAGTGGGGATCGTCCTATGACGAGAACGTGGCTTTTGCCAACGACTATCTTCAGAACTCGCCTCATTTGGTAAAGCTCGAGCTGCGGGACGGATCGCTGCTTGGCAGCCATCCGGCATTTGTACGGCAGATGGCTGAAGTCGGCCGGATGTCGAACGAGGGTCAGCTCAAGTTCGGTCTTTCCGGCACCGAGATGGCAGGCGATATGCAGGCCCAATATGAGCAGCTCTCACGCGACATCCATAGCGCCTATCAACAAGGTGATCGATCCAAAGCAGCAACGCTGTCGGCACAACGCTCGGCGATCAGCGAGAAGCTGCACGGTAATCAAAGCATCGTTGGGGCGGGCCGATCGATTTGACGTTTTTTAGCGAGGAGCTTTTGACCGCCGCCGGGCTCGATGATGCGATCATCGGTATTGGTGTGCGTGTCGGTCAACCGCCAATTGCGATTTATGCGGTCGACCGCGTCATCGAGATCCTCATGTCCCGCGACGGTATGACAAATGCCGAAGCGATCGAGCACTTCGAATTTAATATTGAGAGCGTCTGGACGGGCGCCGGTACACCGGTGTGGATGTATCCGGCGTCTGGCGACGATCTGCAGGTACACTGATGGACAAGTTGACAGAGTTGGTCGCGGCTAAGGCCGCGATGCCAGCGGAATGGATCGAGGCGTCGACCACAATCGACGATCTCGCAATTGAAAGTTTGGATTTCATCGAACTCATCTTTGAGATTGAAGAGGCGTTCGACATCAAGATACCGAGCGATTGGGACGCAGAGTTTGCCACCATGGGCGATCTCAGCGACGCCATCGATCGGCTCAAGAATTCGGCGGCTTCGGTCGTCGAGTAACCGTCGGCACCCCGCAACCGCGGCCCGACACACCATAAAACACTCAAGGCACTTACCTCAGACACCCCCGCGGCCCGTTTCGACGGCACCCCGCGGCGTCCGGTTTGTTACCCCGAGAGCGTTGATAATAACCCTTATTTATCAACTTCTTAGGAGTATTACCAGATGGCTACATCTGTCACTACTGCCTTCGTTGAAGAATACACGACTGACTTGCACCATGTTTTTCAAAGAGAAGGAAGCATGTTGAAGGACACCGTGTTTCTCAAGGACGGCATTGTTGGCTCCACCGCGCACTTCCAAAAACTTGGAACCGGTGTTGCCACAACCAAATCACGTCACGGCGAAATCACGCCTTAATCATAGGGCCATTGAGCAGCAATGCTCGATTGCAAACTGGGTGAATTGCTGGGAAGCCTACGTCCCGAAGGGATATGGTAATCAGCATCCAAGCCCCGCAAGGGGAAGGTTCAACGACTATCGCTTTTGCGAGTAGGGACCAAGCGGTCTCGAAGCGCCCAGCCCCTCCAAGGAGGGTGGTAATATAGTCTCCTCTCTGTTCGAAAGGCAGAGCAGCTACCGCGGTAGCGGATCCAGGTTCGCGATCTGGATTGAAGATCAGGATGAACGTGACGCACACAGCACCGTCTGTAACCCTCGCCGACTTCTATGCAGGTGAGTGGTCAGACAGCCTTGACGAAGCCAAGGTCAACATCGACGTCAGACTGGCATATGCAAAGTCCGGCGCGATGGCGCTCGGCCGTAAGGTCGACGAACAGATCACGACTGTTTTGGATAGCACAACGCAATCGACCGTGACCTTTACGGTTACGTCGAGCGCGGCGATCCAGGCTAGCCTGATCACAATGGTCGAAGCACTGGACGCAAACAGCGTTCCGAACGACGGTATGCGTTATGCGGTTTTAACCCCGCGTGCGTACGCCCAAGCGATGACTGTTGAATCCTTTGCAAGTTCGGACTTTGTGGGAACCAACGGATTGCCCTTCAACGAAGGCGTCCCTGGCCACCGAAAATTCCGCGATTGGATGGGAACGAAATGGTGCATGTTACCGGCATTGCCGGGCCAAGGCACCAGCACGGCAAAGATCTTCTGCTTCCATAAAAATGCCGTTGGTTATGCGATCCAGAAGGCGAACAGCAATGTCGCCTCTTCGGAAAGCATCTCCGCGGACATTACATGGCACGGTGATCGCGCCGCGTACTTTATCAACCACATGATGAGTGGTGCCGCTGTCATGATCGATGACACGGGCGTTATTGAGGGTAACCTCAACGACACCACCGCCATCGCAACGAGCTAGGAGGAGTACTATGGCTTACGCAGCAGCAAATCTCACCCAGCTCGCGCACGGAGCTGGCTTTAAGCTCTGGGTGTATAAATCGGCAGATGCAATTGCAACTGTGAATAGTGCAAATTATTTCGCCGATGCAGCGCCGCAACTGTCGGTTCGCGATCTTATGATCGTGGTCGACACAAACACGCCTACGACAAATTTCGTCACCGTTCTGAGTAACGATGGCGTATCTGTTGTCGACGTCTCGGACGGCACTGCCGTCGCTGAGACAGACGGCGATTAACCGATTAGGGGCGGGCTTCGGCTCGCCCCTTTTCTTTGTTCACATAACATGAGGTTTACCATGACCGCGCGATCGCGACCGGAAGACATCGAGTACATCTCTCGGCTAAAATTCGGAAGCCAGTTTAGCTACACGCCTGGCGACCATTCCAAAGAAGTCATCGATGTCGACAACTATTTCCACAACATAAGCTCGCGCTATTTTGCGCCTGGTGACGAGATCCGTGTCAACATCAAGCACGAGGATAAGTCTTGGTCGAAGCGGTGGTATGAGGTGATCTCGATTACGCCCGAGAAGACAGTGATCGAGCCGACCGGGGCGTGGCAGACCTACAACAAACCCAAGCGCAAAGCGGCGACGCCCATCAAAGAGGCGGCCTAACCCATGGCGAGCGAAGTCTCGATCGTCAATACATCGCTTCAGCTCATCAAGCACTCGAAGCAAATCACGTCTTTGACGAGCGGCACCAAAGAGGCAAACGCGGCCGAGCTAATATATGACGAGATGCGCGACCTTTTGCTCGACATGCATCACTGGAATTTTGCAACCCGGCGCGTCAAGCTGCCCCAACTTGCCGGATCTGATGACACCCCGGCATTCGAGTGGGACCACGCGTATCAGTTGCCTGCCGATTTTATACGCGCGATCTCCGTGCATGAGCACGACCTCGGCACGGCGAGCGTGCCTTACCGAATTGAAGGCTTTCAAATTGTCTCGGATGCCGATGACATCTTCCTGCGTTACGTCGCACGTGTCGAAGATCCAAACCAAATGCCGCCGACGTTTCGCAGGGCACTGGCCAAACTTATCGCGGCCCAATTGTCGACGGCCTTGTCGCAATCTGTGAGTTTACAGAAGGAGCTCTTCGCTCAATTCCACGACCAGGACTTACCGTTCGCAAAAAGCACAGACGCCATCCAAAATATGGCCGATCAGCTCCCTGAAAGCGATTTCATAATGGTGCGCCATGGTGGTCGCTCGAGCTATGAGCCCGGAGACCCCCCAGCCTAATGTCTGTCCAGACCCAACCGAACCAG